ATGCCTGTGTGTGCTCTACCTAACGCGGACGGTTTTCTCGCTGTCGTTCCTGACATTGAAGCGGCTTCATGCAGTGGTTATGTCATGGTGACGGCTCAAGAATATGACACGTTAATGAGCTATACACAGCTGACTCCAGGAGAGATATCTCAAGCGTTCGGCTTGGGTTTTACCTTGGTGTTCGTTGGCGGCTATCTCTCAACTTACGCCATCAAGATGGCAATACGTTTAATAAAACTACTTTGAGGAATCTGTTATGAAACGTCTAAACGCGCTTAAAAAGTTCGGTAAACAAGCGGCGGCAACCGTCACTGTTGCGGTGCTTTCTGTCCCTGCTATGGCGGCGGAAGGTGGTGCGGCTGACCCGTTCTCCGCTATCGACTTATCTGGTGTGGCAACCAAAATCGGCGCGGCAGGTCTGGTGATTGTCGGCATTACTATGGCTTACAAATCCATCACTCTTGCTAAGCGTGCTGTGAACAAGGCTTAAGTTTATGTTGGCCGTTCTCCACGATGTCCAACTCATCGTCTTTGTGCTTTTGGGTGGCATTGCCGGATACGTGGCCAGCCAAAACTTTAGAGGATAAGGGGGCTTCGGTCCCCTTTTTTAATGGTGAAAACGTGAATAAATCACTCTTTTTACTTCTGTTTTCGTGCTTGTTCTTATCACTTAATGCAAGCGCGGCTCAACCAACATATAAGGTTTCAGACGTTTCAGCTTATCCCGATTGTAAGTTGCTATTGGGTATGAGAGTTAACCCTGCCTCTTATGTCTCTTGTTATGAAAACAAGTTTGTTAACTACAAAGATTTTTCTACTAAGTCCTGTTATTTGAGGCATGGCAAATACGTTGTAGATATCATGTGTCACACAACCAGTGCTTCTTGGCCTCTTTATCGTGCAGCAGGATTCTTGCAAAATTCAGCTCAATGTCCTCCCGACCATGAAAAAGTAGAAGACGGGTACGTCGTCTCATGTGAACCCATCGTTCCTGCATGTGAGTATGGTGAAAACCCTGATGGCACCTGTATGGACGCTTGCCAGTTCAAAAAATCCATTGATGAAACCAAGCTGCTTCAATGGGTTGCGTACGTCTACGGTGAACAAGTCACTGGGGCATGCTATGGCGACTTTGGGGCAACTCGTTGCGAATTAGGCCGCGTTCCCAGTGATACTACGCTTTGTACGGATGTCGAGTCTGGTCAATGGACTCAAAACACATTATGTCACGGTAACTTCCAGTTCACGGGCAATCAGTGTGAAGGTGGCACACTCTTCTGGGGTAAAGATGGCCCTGATACTCCTATCATTCCTGATGACCCAATTCATGACCCTGACGACCCAACAGGCGACATTGAAGACCCTAGCGTATTACCTGATGGCTCAACCAATACGGTGAATCCACCGGATACTGAGAAAAAGCCGGATGTTGAAGACCCTGATACTGATGATTCAACAGACATGGCAGTATTGAATGCGATTAAAGGCTTGAACTCGGATGTCAACAAGGCGCTAAATGATATGAACATCGACATCAATCAAGCCAGTGCTGACGTTCAAAACCAAATCATTGCATTGAATGCGTCGATGGTCACCAATACGCAAGCCATTCAAAAGCAGCAAATCAACGACAACAAGATTTACGAAAACACTAAGGCCCTTATCCAACAAGCGAATGCTGACATCACCACGGCCGTGAACAAGAACACCAATGCCATTAATGGTGTGGGTGATGATGTAGAGAAAATTGCAGGGGCAATGGATGGTATCGCGGAGGATGTTTCCGGCATTTCCGACATCTTAGACGGCATCGCAAACACAGATACGTCTGGCGCAGGTACGGGCGGGACGTGCATCGAATCTCAAACCTGTACAGGTTTTTATGAGTCGGCCTATCCCGATGGCTTAGGTGGTTTGGTGTCCGGTCAGTTAGACAATCTCAAACACAACACCATCGACAACTTTGTCAGCTCGTTTGGTGACCTCGACTTATCCAGTGCCAAGCGCCCTTCTTTCGTGCTCCCTGTGCCGTTCTTCGGTGACTTCAGTTTTGAAGAGCAAATCAGCTTTGATTGGGTGTTCGGTTTTATTCGTGCGGTGCTCATCATGACGTCAGTGTTTGCGGCGCGTCGTATTATTTTTGGAGGTTAATATGGATTGGTTAGTCGATTTATTTAACAAGCTGTTGGTGTTCCTCTATCAGCTTTTAATCTCGCTGGTCAACATGCTCAAAGACCTGTTCTTTTGGGCGGTTGAGCAAATCATGGCAATGGTGAATCTATTGCTCTCTGGTGTGTTCTCCCTATTCGCTCCGGTCGATATGAGCCAGTACATGACCAGTATTCCGCCTACGGTGGCTTGGGTTATGGCTGCGGTCGGTGTGCCTCAATGTCTGTCCATCATTCTGGCCGCCATTACGGTGCGTTTGATGCTGCAATTGATTCCGTTTACGAGGTTAGGCTCATGATATACGCCATAGCAGGGAGACCAGGTGGCGGTAAAACGTATGAGGCTGTCGCCTATCACATCATTCCGGCCATTAAAGATGGCCGCAAAGTCATCACCAATATCACCTTAAACATTGATTGGTTCGTTAAGGTGTTTGGTGAAGACGTTCGAGAACTCATCAAAATCGTGGATGGACGTTTAACGGATTTCGGTTCAACCTCGCGCCCGTTCAGCCAGATTGAAGACTACTCCGACGAATGGCGTAATGAAAAAGGACAAGGGCCACTTTATGTGGTCGATGAGGCGCACATGAGCTTGCCAAGTCGAGGCTTGGCCGCACCGATTCTAGAATGGTACTCAATACACCGTCACTACGGTGTCGATATCATCTTGCTCACGCAGAACATCCGCAAAGTGCATCGAGACATTAAGGACATGATTGAAGTGACCTACCGATGCACAAAGAACACGGCCATGGGCTCAACCAGTTCTTACACCAAGAAAGTCCAAGATGGTTGTGCCGGTGAAGTGGTGAACACCTCTACCCGATTTTATAAGTCGGAATACTTCCCGTTCTATAAGAGTCATTCGCAATCCAACAAGCAAGTGCAGGAAGCCGAAGCAAAAGACATTCGCCCGTTCTGGAAGCGTTGGCCTGTCGTCGGAACGGTGGTGCTGTTATCGCTTGGATTGGTTTTCAATATCTGGGCTTGGTGGCCAGAGTCAGAGCAACCGCCCGACCCCGTTAAACCACCACAACCAGTACAAGCGCAGCTGCCTGACGGAACGCCAACGGTAGATACGGCAGAAACCAAAGCGAGGAAGAAAAAGAAAGCATCAGGGTTCGGGCCTTTGGAAGATTACGACTTCTATATCACCGGATACGCAAAGCAAATCGCCTACTCCAAACGGCTGAAGTATGCTGCCGAACTCGACCGTGACCTGACGTTCTACAAGATATACATCGATGTGTACGATGGCCGCGACAAGCTATTCAGTTTCGATCATCTGGAATTGGTAAAGATTGGGTATCAGTTCGAGGTGTTGAGCGACTGCGTATATCGAGTGACTTGGGAAGAAACAGAAAGGATCTTCACGTGCGGTCAAAGAGAAAAGCCATCAGACATATTGCAGCAAAACATGCCTGTCCATATCTAGACCGCTCGCCACAGCGTCGAAGCTAGCGCAGTCTGCGTAGACCGAGGAAGCGGAACATGTAGGACACCAAACCTTGGCACTTCCACACCGAACTTAATCATGGGGCTCTATACGAGCCCTTTTTTATTACGTGCGCGGTATTGCGAGCATTTTGGGAGGGGCCCGCTTTGCGGGAGGGACCTAAAAGCGGAGCAAACCCCCGAATCTGTATTACGGGGGTAAATTCCACAGTTTATTAGTTACCTACATTCCATTTAACACCCTTGAAGTTACACAAATAGATTGGTGGTATTTCACTATTTGCTGTTATGCGACTAAATTAAGAGTCTAGAGCGTCGTGCTTGGCTATAAATTATAAGGTAAATAAATGATGAAATTTACAGAGAAAGAGATTCAAGATTATATATGGAAAAATAAACATAATTTTTCGACCATGCTTGATGAAGACCCCCAACTTACTGGGTATACATTCAAGGACGATTTATCTGACATTTCAGCTGAAGCATTAATAAAGAATCGTATATATAGAAAAATAGAGAGGCTTCATAGCAAGTTATTTGGTATGGAACTCATTGGCTGTGAAGTCCCCCTTGAACAATCTAATAATTCAACGATTCGTGCTGACTTTCTTGCCGTTTTTCCAGGTGATACAGGCATTGCAGTTGTTGAATTAAAAAAAAGCTCACAAACTGAGAGGCAAGCTTTTACTGAATTGCTAGCCTACTCTAATCACTTAACAACCGTTTTTCCAGCTATGAGTAGAGAGGACAGTATATACATACTGATTGCTCCGATGACTACTCGTATAGCTCGTGATGCCGTAATACAAACGTTGACTTTCGATAATCGGAATATAATTACTTTAATTCCGACTTTGGAAGACCCTCAAGATATCTCATCTTTAAAGTTGAAGCTTTGGGTGCCATCTTCTTCCGAGTTGGCCCAATTTAGTAATTTAGCATTCCGAGGCGAGAACTTTAGCGTGTGTAAGATCGTTTGGGAACACGTTGACGAATGGTGGAATCCTGAAACTGGAGAGAATCCAACTGATGAACAAATAGCAAGATATAATAGTATCTCTACACTTGCAGCTCAGCAAATGGAAGAAGCCGGGATTCATGGTTTTACTTACTGCTCTCAACAATGGCCTGAACTTAATTTCCCTTTTCCCAACTCATTAATACTAGTGGGCTTAAATCCATATGCTGTTGGTAGTGTGCAATATGCGCTCAAAACGGACTCTAATCATGGACCATTTAATTTACCTAAAATTGGAGAGGTTCTTGGAGCCAGCCTATCAACAGACGACAATGAGTTTGTTATGTCTGACTTATATTCAGTATGGTGCTCCCAATTATTCCGGATAGGAAAGCAAGTTGTCGAGCTCTCGACCCAAACAATAGATAAGACTTCAGGTCACTTAGATCAGGATTTTTTTGATTGGGAATCATATCAACAACAGTTTTTAGAGGATGTTTCTTGCCATAACTTTTTGGTTCGCCCTACTGGGATCTTCCGACACATGTATGGTGACGTAACTGCTATAGACTATGATGTCTGCCGCTCCGTCGGACTAGAAAATCACCCATTACATGGTGACATGCATTATGTAAGTATTAATGCACTAACGTCTCACTATTTCTTCAGGCAGTTTCTAAATAGACTTTTCGGGTACGATGAGTAATGTAGCCAATAAGGGTCTTGATCTAGTATTCAATTACACGTAATTTGTATGAAGTTAGTTTTATACGTCAAGGTTATGAAATGGCAAAATTTTTGAATACAAGCGCTACAAATTACTACCTCGAAGAACTGATCAAAAATGCATCTGAAAGGCTGATTCTTATCAGCCCTTTTCTAAAGCTAAATGATCGTATCAAAGAACTTCTCGAAGATAAGGACCGTTTAAAAATTGATATTCGGATTGTCTATGGCAAAAGTGAGCTTCAACCGGATGAAATCAATTGGTTGAAAGGTCTCTCCTTTGTGCGTACCAGTTTTTGCAAAAATCTCCATGCAAAGTGCTACATGAATGAGAGTGCTTGTATCATTACAAGTTTAAACCTCTACGAGTTTAGCCAAGTAAACAATAACGAAATGGGTATCTTCATTGACCGTGACGAAGACCCCCATGTCTACAAAGATTCTTACGAGGAAGCGCAACGCATTATTCGTATTAGTGATGAAGTTAGAATCTCGTTAGAGAAAGTTCAAGCTGCTAATTTAAATTTAGATACGGAATCTACTCAAAAGCCTGTTACAGAGAATGAAATAATTAAACTCAGCTCCTCTAAATTAGCTAAAAAGCACAAACTTAAAACAGATGACTTCCTTCAGATGTGTGTAAGCAAGGGCTACTTATCTTTCGATGATGGAAAACATTCTTTAACCGAAGAAGGGAAATCCTCAGGTGGTGAGTTTAAATACAGCAAACGTTTCGGTCCATATTTTGTCTGGCCAGAGTCATTAGCGGTTGAATAGAAAATAAGGCTCCTGTTGGAGCCTTCAATCACACTATTTTCTTTAGTACTCTTGCATACTTCAATATTTGGTGAGCAACCTTTATATCATTCGATGCACCTAACTCAAGTAAAGCAACCCCAATCAATACTTGCTGCGCAGTAACCAACTGTCCTGTTGGCAGCTCTAATCGATCATGCCTCATTACGAAGTTTTCCCAATCTTCACAAGAGCTCAATTCCCTACCCTTATTCATCCTCATCAAGCGTTTACACTCTGGAGGAATGGGTTTCCCCTTGTCCCATTCCTTGACCGTTCTCACAGTTTTTAAACAAAGTTTGGCAGCTTCTTCGACGGTTAAACCACATTCAAATTCACGAAAAATATAGTTTTTAGTCATTTCGTGATACTTCATTGAATTGTCCCTCAAAAGAGAGACATTTTATAGGATACGCATATGCAATCGCATTCAATATAAGCGCCCATAATGCGTACTGGTGTAGTGGTTCTAATGGGCTTGTAAACACTACAGTAAATCCGGCACAAACCATTGAAAATCCAGAGATTCTAAGCCCATCAAACTTTTCTGCAATTCATTCCCATGCTACTTTTATCTACGGATTATAGAAAACCAATTGATTTGCGGTAACTCGGTCTTGCTTACTTTAAACTGAAGGTTCACGAACCAGTTGTTATATGTATGCGGATATATTTTTCAGGATGTTTGTAACGATATCGCTTACCGATTTTTAAGTTTGAACGAGCAAAGCGGCAAACTTTTGTATCTCCGCTTCCAGTAACTCGTTTTACTATTGCTACTCTTCCTTTATGTTCCATTTCAATCATTAAATCGCAATAACCATCATATTGGTCGAACTGCTTATCGACTTTCTTTTGTAGCGTCGATTTAATTTTCTTAGCCACTGGATTTGTTTCTGAATCATCGGCCAATGTTGATGTTGTGGGTAACAATAATAAAAATAAAGTGACAACGTATCGCAT